TTACTTCTCCCGCTCGTTCATGAGCACCGCCGCCACCTCCTGGCGGGTGATGGGGCTTTGCGGCCGGAAATTGCCGTCGGTGTCGCCGTTCATCAGGCCCTCAGCCTGGACAAACTCCACGGCCTCCTTGGCCCAGTTGGAAACAGGCTTCTTTGCCAGCCCCGCAAAATATGCCTCGATCTCCTGCCGTGCCAGCTTTTTCACTTCCGCTTCTGTCAATTCAGGTTCCTCCTTTTCTCCGTTCATGGCCCGCACCAGGGCGGGATAGTCTTTATAGGCCCAGTTGCCGTCGAAATTCTTGCCGCCGATGCTCCACGTGCTGGTATACTGCCACATTCCATAAGCGCCCTTGTACTGGCACTGGCTGTAATACTGGGCCACCCAGCGGTCGTACTGGTCAAAGCCGGGGGCGGTCAGGTAGTTGTTCCACCAGTTTAGGGAGGCGTACACACCGGCGTACAGCCCAGCGGCCTCCATGGTGTCACAGAAGCCCTGGGCAGCACCCAGCAGGTCGCCGCCCAAGGTGGAGTTGTCCTCCATGTCGTACCACACGCCGTAGAGGGGCTTTTTCCCGCCCAGCAGCCGCAGGCAGTGCCGGGCCTCGTCCACGCCCCCCTGCCTGTCCCGTGCGTAAGCGTAGTGGTACGCGCCCCAGGGCATCCCGGCGGCGTCAGCCTTCTTCACATTCTCGGCAAAGCGCTTGTCCTGCTGGCCCGGGTAATCGCTGCCAAAGCCCGTGCGGATGATGGCGTATTTCACACCGGCGTTTTTCAGCGCCTGGAAATCCACGCTGCCGTTAAACTCGGAAATATCCACACCTTTGACGGCCATTATTCATCCTCCTTCGGCTTGTCGTAAGTAAGGGCCTGCTTGCTGTCGCCAAACCCCTTGGTAGTGGGGTCGGTGACAACGCCCAGGATGGCCAGCACGGCAAACACCGCGTTGACCACGGCCAGCAGCTGGTTGCCCAGCTCCCCGAAATCCAGGGTGAAGCCGAACACTGCCGCCACGGTCTGGACCAGCAGCAGCACGGCGGGGACCAGGGCCAGCCAGAAACTTTTGTTTTTGATCCGAGCGATCCAGTTGATTTTCACGTTTACCTTGCTCCTTTCAAATCCCGGATATCGTGCTGTACTTCCTGCATTTCCCCTTCCAGCTTATAGGTGCGCTCAATGAGGGAGTTGTGCTGGGCCACCTTCTTTTCCAGCTGCTCAATACGGTATGTGGTCAGCCGGTTAGACACCAGGATGCCGCCAAAAGTCCCCGCCAGCGTCCCCACCAGGGACACAAGCGCTGTGAGTGTGGTGGAATCCATCAGGCCGTCACCTCCCCTGCCGCGGACGCGTGTTTTTTCATGTGTGCCTCCTTGTTTTCCCTGATTACATCCTACCGGCGATAGAAAAATCGCCTGTGACTTCATACGCTTTCCTGTCCTCTATTTCATTTAGCCCGCTTTCCGCAATCCCGGTTCTAATATAGAGCACAGAACCCACATACGCGTGAACCGTCGCCTCCATAGGCGGTTCAGGAATACCCGCTCCGCCAACTTCGGCGGTTTGAGACGTATTTGTATCGGAATCGAAATAAACCACCCTCGCAGAAGCCATCTCAGTCCCATGAATGATGCCGGTCGCAACATCTAAGCCGCCCCCCCCGCAGAGGGAATGGCGTTTGTCCGTCCTAGCATTTTACATTCCCTTCTCAGTTATCGTTACATTTTCGTCAGGCATTACAAAAACACACTTCACTACCCAGTTTCCAGATAATTCATAGGGTACAGCTTTTCCACTATCGGTAGAAATCTCTATATTCCCAGTTCTTTCATTTGTTTCCGAAGATTCCACAAATTGTCCTGGCTTTGCTTCTGTCTGAGAAAATTCAAAGACCGTTTGCTGGCTGACGATCTTGTAGGTTTCTGCGCTGCTTCCCCCACTCACAGCATTGCTTCTTCCAACCATGATTGCACCTCCTTATACGGCAAGAATGTTTAATTCGTCGTCCACCAGGGCGGTACTGGGCAAGATTAGGGCGGGGCGGATACCATCGGTAAATTTGCTCCACAGCATATCGTTGATCCCGTTACCGGAGGCGTTGACGTGGAAAACATTGTTGGTTTGGCTGCTGGACGAAGAGCGAAGCCTCCAGCTAGCAGTGCTGCCGTTATACTTGGCGATGCGCTTGTTATTAGCGGCGCTGCCAGTGCCAGAGTCAAAATATGAGAGCTTTGCGCCGTCATGGGGGATGTCCGAGTTATCGCTGGCAGTAAAGCCCACTTCATAGCCGCCCAACAGGAAAATTTTACAACTTAAGCCGCCCGCGCCGGAAACAACTGAACCGCTGCCGCCGGGCCCGTTATAATACGGGATCTTCACCTGCTTCACTTGGTTTCGGAAACCAGCGTCCAGCATATTGAAGAAATCCCCGTTAAGCCACGCCTGGATGTCAGAATTTTTGTAGTCGTTGTTGGTGGCATCCCATACTCTTTGCGAGTGGATGTTCTCCAACAGCAGCCAGCACCCGCCGCAGCTTGCGTCATACATAGCCGGGTCAGGGTTTCCTTGGTGGACGATTTTCCATTCCCAGGGTGTGCCCTGGATGTTCCCTTTCACCAACGCGCCCGCTTCCAGGGTGTCCACTTCCGTCCCGGGCTTAACCGGCATCGCCTTCACATTCGTGTCCCCAATCATGCGCCCACCGCCTTAATGCAGGTGATCGAACCCACGTCCACCTCCGCTGTGAAGGCTCCTGACGCGTAGATGTACACGCCGCCGTCATAGGACTCGGAGACAGGCGAAAGCTTCCCGGAAAGAGCGTCCGAGGAGGTAAAATTCACACTTGGGATGTGACTCGCTGTGACGCCAGGAAGCGCGATTGAAGCCCGGTATGGATAATCCGGATAGGTGGAATCTCTTGCCCATGCTGTCGTAGGCACGGCTTGGGGGCCGAAAGCCAGCGTGGGGTTGTCCACCCATTCTGCGCCGCTGGCCCCCTTTGCCAAAAGCTGGCCTTGCGCGCCGCCCTCTGGTAATCCAGAAGGGGCCGCCTGCGCAACAGCGTTTCCAGAAGAATCAAAGCCTACCACCTGGCCTTGCGTGCCGGTGAGTTTGTTTTGTTTTTCGTTCGCCAACGCCCGGGCCAGTGCGGGGAGGTTGTCGCTGGTGGCTCCTTCCGGCACTGTTACGCCGGTCTGTTCAATGGCGTCAATGGTGTTTCGCACATTGGCGGAGATGCGTTCCACCTCGCTTGCAATGCTCACTCCACACACCCCCTTAGATGGCCGCCAGGGCTTCCTCGATGGAGTTTGTCAGGGTCACGGTCCCCCCGGAGGTATAACCGGCGGGGATGGCCACGGACGTCGCCTGCATCCCGTCCAGTTCCAGGGCGGTGGCGCCGTTGTTGGCCATGGTGCCGGTCACCTTGGCTCCGCCCGCGTATGCGGTCTGCCCGGCAAGGATCTGAGAGGCGGCGGCCGTGGCGTCGGAAGTGTCCAAATACTGAGGGGGGATGGCCTCCACCGTCACGCTAGACAGCACGCGCCCCTCCGTGGGGGTCACCGTCTGCTGCTCTTTTGTGGGGGTGGCAGTCTTGGTTTCCGTGGTGACGGACACGGTGCCCTTGCCGTCGTGGTAACCGGCGGGCACGGTGTAGCTGGTTTTTTCCGCGTCCAGCTTTTGAGACACAGCCCCGTTGTTGGCCATGGTGCCCGTGGTTACTTGCCCGTCCGCGGTGACGATGATTTTATTTGCCAGCACGTCCCCGGCGGTGGCCGTAACGCTGGAAACATCCTGATACGCAGCTGGGATCGCCGCCACGGTCACGTCGGACAGGCCGTAAAAGCCGCTGTCCGGGGTGATATTTTGCTGTGATTTCGTGGGAGTGGCGGCCTTGCTTTGCAGTTTATAGTTCCCGCCGCCCGCTACACCGGACACCGTGCCGCTGCCGTTGTGGTAGCCCTTGGGGATGGTGTAGGTGTCGCCCTCCTGCACTTCGGCGGACACGGCCCCGCAGTTGGCAATCCCGTTGACCGCCTGGGCCAAAACATCCAATTTCGCAGCCGCTTCCGCCAAGCCAAAGTTCACCATTTTGTTCCGGATGGTGTTCCGGCTGTCGGTCAGTCTGGTAATTTCTTCCGCAATGTTTGTAGTTCCCGGCATGATGATTCCTCCTTTAAATGGTCCGCAGCAGGGCGTCAATATTGCCCAGCTCCGTGTATACAGCCGCCGACGTAATGGGCAGGGTGTTGTCCTGCTGGGCGTCCTTGGCGGTGTTCACCGAAAGCTTCCCCTCCTGGGACAGGGACAGGGTGTTGTCCAGGCTGTAGATCGCCAGGCCCCCGCCTTGGCCCACGTCGGGCAGGGGAAGGCCGCTTTGCGTGTATTGATGGGTTTCCAGGTCCCACAGCATCCAGTAGCCGCTGGCCCCGGGCACGGGCGGGTGGGCGTTAAGCTCCTTGATATTCGCCTCCGCCCGGGAGAACTCCGTGGGCAGCACGGGCCAGGTGCCGTCCCCCACCAGGGTGGCGGGAACGTATGCCTGGGCCACGTTGGTGTGGCGCACAATCCCGCCGGCGGCTGTCCCCCGCAGCTGGAAGGCGTAGTACCCGCTCAGGGCCAGCTCTTCCCTGGTGAGGGGGGCGCTGGCCCCGCCGTTTGCAGCCGGCAGGGGGATCACGTTGTGGTTCCCCTGGCACTCCACCAGCATATCCCAGGAATATCCCTCTGGAAGGGCGCCCTCCACTGCCAGGCTGTGGGACAGGTTGTCATACTGCCTGCCCAGGATGCCCTGGGTGGGGAAAATCTGCCAATCGTAAAACTGAAACACAAGCTGCACAAAACCGCCTCCTTACGAAAGGTTGTCCGCGTTGGTATTGCCGCTGGAAATCTCCGGGGCCTTGCCGTCGCAGTGGTTGCCCACCACCAGGTTTTTCGAGCCGCCGCAGGCAATGGATGTGTCCCCGGCACCCCACATCCCTTTTTTCGCCACCCGGTTCCCGCTGATGACCGAGTCCGTGCCGGCGATGTTCATGCCGTTTGCGAAGCCGTCAATGGAATTGCCTGTGATGGCAACGCCCGCGCACTGGCCCCCGATCAAGATCCCCGTGGGGTTGTCAAAGGTATTTTTGCAGTAGATGCCGTTGCCGGAAATCACGTGGCCGTTGGGCAGATAGTTGGAGTAGATCAATTCGATTTTAACGCCGAACGCCTCGTCACTGTCCTCGCACAGGATCTGGTTCCCGCAGATGGAGCACCGGCACGTATCCGGCAAATAGATTGCCTTTTCCCCTTCGATATAGTTGGAAAGGATGGAGAGGTTCTCCACGGGGTTTGTGGAAACGCTTCCGGCATCCCGCTCGATGCCGGTGACCGCGAAGATGTCGTTGCCCGTTATGACGCACCTTCCCGTTCCGCTGCCGCCGATCCGGATCCCCGCCGCCAGGGTCCCGCTGCCTGACCTTCCGCCAATGGAGTTGCCCCCAATGAAAACGCCGTTGTAGGGGACGGGCATATAGATCCCGCAGGCGGTAGGCGCCAGCACACAGTTGGTGATCCTGGCGTCCTCCCCGTTGACATAGGCCCCGCACTCCATGCCCTCGCAATGGACCCGGTCGATCTCCGCGCCACGCCCCTGGACGGCGATCCCCGCTGTGTTGGCGGAGCCGTACAGCCGCAGGCCGCGGATGGTCACGTTGGGCGCGTCCACGCGGATCAGCGGGTTGTTTGTAAAACTTGTGCTGGCGGTATAGCCCTTGACGTTGGTGCCGCGCCCGTTGCCGGACAGGGACACGAAGCCCTCCTTGCCGCTGGGGAACGCAATGGGCCCGGCCAGCTGGTACTGGCCTTCCAGCAGCAGCACCTCTCCCCCTCCGGCGTCATAGGCGGCCTGGACCGCTTGGTTGATCTCCTCCTCGTCCGCCGTACCGTCGCAGAGGTAGTCGCAGTCGTTTGCCGTCCACCCGCTTTGGCTGGAAGCCACCACAACGCGGCAGGGGCCTGCGCCCCGGGGGCCTTGGGGGCCTTGGGGGCCGGGCGTGGCGTTGGACACCAGCAGTTTCCAGTGGCCCGCGTCTGTGGGCGGGATCCCCAGGGAAGCCGAGGTATTGATATAGCTGCTTCCCTCATAGGCCACGATGTTAAAGGGCTGGTACTGGGTTTCAGCGCTGTACTCCCCCAGGGGGACAAAGGAGTCCAGCAGGCTTTCCACAGCGGATTCGGACGCTTCCAGCTTGGCGATCAGCCCGGCGATATACTCCGGGTCGGTGAAGATCTCCCCCAAGGGCCCCAGGTCGTCGGTGGAAGCCACGGCGTTTTCCAAATCGCAGGGCTCCACATACAGGATGATGTTGTCCCAGCGGGTTTCCACCCCGTCCCCCAGCATCTGGATGTACACCCAGTTCTCCCCCGGGCAGGTACAAGCCTGCAAGGGCAGGGTAAAGGTCACCTTGGTTGTGCCGGGCGTCGCGCTGATGACCACCAGGGTGCCGTCGTTTTTCTTGACGTACACATGGGCGGTTGCCATGGGGATGGCCCCCACCCCGGGGAAGTTGATGGTAAACGTTCTTGCCCCCGCCTCCCCCTGGACGGCGTACAGCCGCAGAGGGGCATGGTCTTTCCCGTTTGGCACGGAATATTCAAATGTCATGGTTTCCTCCTTATCTCGCCGCCAGCCCGGCGATAGTGTCGGTCACGTCCTTCTGCCGGCGGTTCACCCCGATGGACGTCACCCGCTCCGCCAGCACGTCGTAGGCCATGGACACCACGTGGGCGGTGACTACCGTGCCCGTGGGGGTGTAATACAGCTTTCCCACGCTGCCCAGTTCAAAGGCATTCCCCTCCTGGGGGATCTGCTCCACGGCGATCTCATCGGGGAACGGGTCCCAGGGGTGCTCGTACAGCCACCGGTCGATGATCATTTGGAGCATCATGTCGTCCACGCCCTCGCCGATGCCGGTGTAATAGTCCCCCAGGTTGATGGGCTTCACCAGGGTGACCCCGGAAAACTCTTCCGGCACCCCTTGGATGGGGTAAATGTCCATGCCGTGGCTGACCATCGTGTCCCCCTGCATAATGTAGGGCAGCACGTGGGTGTACAGGTCCGTGGCGTCGGCGGCAGTGTTGTAGCCCAGCATATCCCGCCCGTAGCGGATCTGGAAGCCGGGGGCCATGTCCGTCCCGGGCAGCTGCCAGATCCGGAAGCCGAAGGTGGTGTAATCCAGGTAGGTGCCGCTCACGTCCCGGATGGCGTCCAGCACCGCCTGTTTCACCGTCACCGGGGTGGTGTAGGCCGCGGCGTTGAGGGTCATGCCGTCGGTGTAGCCGATGACCGCGAAGCTGCCCATCTGGCCGCTGTCCACCTGGGATACCGCCGCCTCAAGGTCCTGGTACCACTTGAAAAAGGGCACGGCGCTGTAGTTTTCGCTGCTGTGGGAGGCAAAGGGCGCCGCCACAATGGCGAGGCTGTTGTAGCTGAGATGGCAGCCGTGGACGGTGACCAGCCCGGAGATGTCCTCCCCCACCTGGGTGATGCGGAAATACTGCATCCCCTTCTCCCCGCCGCAGGGGAGGTACAGCCAGTTGTTGGGCTTGAGCGCCCCCGCGTTCTCCCCTTGGGCGGGATAGGTAAGGCTCACCTCGAACAGCCCGTCCACGTCCCGCTCCACCACGCATTCCAGCGCGTCGGGCAGGGCGCCCAGGATGTCCTGGTCAACGGGGGCTTGGGAGGCCATCAGGCGGGCCCCGGAATAGGCAAAGATCATAGCTCCCTCCACATGGGCACAGCGTAGGCCAGGGACACCCCGCCGCCCCCGGTGACGCTCACCTGGTTCTCACCCGGCCGGAACACCGGGAAGCTGTCCAGCTGGGCCGTGGGGATCACCGTGAAATCCGGCGAAAGCACCCCCACGGTTTGGCTGCCGCTGTCCACCACCACCTGGAGCCCCGCGTACTTGGCGGGGACGCCCCGCAGTGTCCCGGTGTATTCCCCGGCGGATGACGCCGCCTGGAAGGTGATGGCGCCCCCGGAGAATTGGAACCCCAGCGCAAACCCAAGCTTGGGCAGGGCCTCAAAGGCGGTGGGGTTGTAAACGCTCACCGTGCCGCTTTCGGCGGGGACGGGCTGCTCCCCGGTTTTCAGGTAGCGGTAGGGCAGGCAGGAAAAGGTCAATGTTTGCCTCGCAGCCCAGCGCCAAGCGTTGTCAAATTCGATCCCGGAAAGATAGGCGGCCATACGGTAGTGGGCCAGGTCATAATCATCTTCCAGCCGGAAATAGGCTCCCGGGTCCGCCAAAAGCCAGCCTTTGATCCCTGTCACATACGGCTGTAGATCTTCCATATGGGAAACCCGCAGAAACGTGTCGTAGCTGACTTCCACATTTTTGCGCCGTTTGTTCGAGATAAACACGCTGCCGTCCCTTCCCGGGATTTGGTATTCTTGGAGATCCGGCTCCGGGGAACCCAAAATATTTTTGCTTTCAATGACCAAGCGGAAAGAACGGCTTGAAATCTCGTTGAAATAAAAGGCTTTAAGCGGTTCCATACGCCGCCCCCTTTCGGTTTACTTCCTGCTGCATCCGCAGCATCAGCTGCCGGTAAATTGCGTTCCCGTCATTTGCCTGGGTCTGGATAACAATGGAGCCAGGCCCAAAGGTGTACGTCATGTTATGGCTGTCCGTGGTGGTGTTCCCGCCGTATCCCAATGCTTGGGGAATGGATGTGGCAATGGCGCCCACGCTGGCGTCGATCTCCCGCATGGCCTTGGGCATGGCGCCCTCAAAGCCCACGGCAATGCCAGGGGGAAGCCATTTGCCAATTTCGTCCGCCATCAGTTTTGAAGGAGAGCCAATGTGGAAAAAATTCGCAATATTGCTCACAATGTTGGAACAGAAGCCGGAAATTTGATCCCACAGCCAGCTAGCCGCGCCGGAAATGCCATTCCAGATGCCGCGCACAATATCCCCGCCGATGGAAAGCATCCGGCTTGGGAGTTTGGAAATAATGTTCACGAGGTTGTCGAAAAAGTCCCGCCCAGCCTCTAGCGCTTTGCTTCCCATATCAGCCGCGAAGGAAACCACATTTTGAATCACGCTGGAAAGAAAACCCAGCACTTTCCCCGGCAGCTGCTGGAAAAAGGAAACCACATTGCTCAGGAACGTACTGGCGGCTTCCAACGCCTGCTGCGCAATGTTCGCTGCCCATGCGCCAATGTTGGAAACCGTCTGGGAAAGCCATTCCCCAATCGTTCCGGGCAGTTGGGCGAACCAAGCGCCGATATTGGCAATAAATTCCCCCGCAGCGGTCACCGCGTCGGTAAACGCTGTGGGGATGGTCACTGTAAAGAAGTTTACAATGGCGTCCACAGCCGTTTGGAGGGCGCTTAACAGTGTAGCCCCCAGGTTGATCCAAAACTCCCGGAACCCTTCGCAGGTGTTCCAAAGATAGATAAACGCAGCAACCAGGGCGGCCACTGCGGATATAATCAAACCAATAGGATTAGCGTTTTGTGCAGCATTTAATAACCACTGTGCAACAGTTGCGCCCTCTGTGGCTGCCTTATATTTCTGCCATGCACTCACAGCGGATTGAATCAATGTCACCGCTTTAAAAGTTGCCATTGCGGTACCAATTCCAACAATTCCAGCAGCAACAAGGCCAGCATTGTCAATAATCCATTGGAACGCTGTCTGGACTGCGGGAAAAACATTGTCTACCACATAGCTAAACGCATTGGAAATCCCATCGGCAATGGCAGAAAAGTCCACGTTTTCCGTCATGTCCAGCAAAGATTGCAGCAGAAGATTGACCCCATCCTGCACTGCCGTCAGCACTGGGGAAATCCTCTCGGACATTTTCGCCATCGTGTCCTGGAAATCGGCGGCGGCTTGGTTGGATTCCACCAGGGATTCATTGTTCTTCTGCCAGGCTTCCCCGGCTTCCATAAGCCCCTGGCGGGCCAGTTCCTCCATGACGATGTTGGCCCGCTCGGTGCTGTCTGCGGCGTTTTCCAACCTGCTGTTGAAATCATCCTCGCTGGTGCCCGCCCAGTTGAGAACGTCGGCGAATGTGCCTGTCACCTGCCCGGCCTGGATGGTTTCGTTGATGGATTCCGCAAGGCCGTCGATGGGGATGGAGTCCCCGTAGGTGGCCCAAGCGCCGATGGCGGCGTTGGTCATCTGGGTAAGCCGCTCTTGTGAAAAACCCAGGGCTTGTAGGTTGGCAGTGGTGGTGGCGGCGGTCTGGTCGTCCCCCAGCACACCGTAGAGCTGCCGGTAGGTGTCAGCGGTTTCCCCGGCGGTGTAGCCCGCCTTTTCGCTGGACACTTCCAGGCTGCCCATGATTTTCTGGTATTCCTTGGTTTCTTCCGCCAGCTGGGACATGGAATCCACCAAAGAGGACACGCCCTCCACAATGGCCCCTGCCTTGAGCATATCCCCAAAGTGGGAGGCGTCGTCCCCGGCGTCTTTCAGGGCGTCCCCGGCGTCGTCAGCAGCCTTTTTCACATCTTCAACGGGATCCTCGTCGATACCGTCAATCCTGCGCTGGGTATCTTTCGCTTCATCCTGCAAACGCCCCAGCGCCTGTTCTGTGGCGATGATCTCCCGCTGCAATCCGTTGTACTGGTCTTGGGAAACCTCGCCCCGCTCAAACTGCTGCTGCACTTGCTTTTCAGCCTTTTTCAAGGCGTCCAGCTTTTCTTCGGTGGAATCAATGGAATCATTTAGAAGCTCATATTTCTGCCGCAGCAGCTCAGTGTTTCCGGGATCAATTTTCAGCAGGCGCTCCACGTCCTTGAGTTGGCTCTGGGTGGTGCGGATTTCTTTGTTGACGCCCGAAAGGGCCTTGGAAAGCCCCTGGGTATCGCCGCCGATCTCTACAGTGATCCCTTGGATTCGGTTAGGCAAGCTTCCCACCTCCCGCAAAGAACGATTTCAGACTTCCAGGCACTGCCTTGATGGGGTACTTTTCCCGGTCATTGGCCTGCTCGGTGAGCATGTCGTACACCATGCCCATCGTCATGTCGTCCAGGTCGGCTCCGGAAAGCCCCAATTCCGCGCAGCGCAGCATAAAAATAGCCCCGTTGTTCGCACGATCAACGGGGTTTAATTTTTTTTTGGTTTTGACGTGGTCTTGTTGTTCATGTTCCACAGGGACAAAATTTCCGGGAAAATCTCGTAAATGGAGAAGGTGTCGAACTGATCCAGCCAGGCGTCCACCGTGCCAGGGATGTTCTGGTCATACTGCCGGGCCATGATGAAAGCCACGTTTTCAAAAATTTCCAGATCCATCACCGAGAGCTGGGCCTCCTGGCGCTCCTCCTCGGTGGCATCCTGGGGCAGTTGGGCCGCTTTGGAAAAGGATTTTTGCAGCTTGGCCATATCTTGGATGATGTCCCGGCCAATTTTGTGCCGGTACAGGCGGGGAGTGAGGGCCGTAGCCCGCAGCCCCACCTCCTTCCCGGCAATGTTTAAAATTTTATCCATGTTCAGCCCTCCGTGGTGTCTTGCGTCCAAACAGAACCAAACCAGCCTTCCAATACACTGGGCGGCGTGTTTTCCGTAGTCCAGGAGATGGTCCTCCCGTCCGCCAGAGGAGACATCGTGATAGTGGACGTCTGGGTGGTAGGCTCTACGGTATCTTCTGTGGTGGTCGGGGTGCGGGAGGGGCGTGTTGCACTACAGTTATACGCGGCATACAGGGTATTTGACGCGTCGCCGTCTTCCTGGAAAAGCAGTGCGAAGGGCTTTGCCTGCACATTGGCGTTTTCCGTGGCGATTTTGTCTTTTTCGCTGACTGCCACGCCGAACACGTCTTCCAAAAACTCATCGGGGAACAGGGCCATTTCCAAATCGCCCTGATATCCATTATTCGAGGTGTTGACCCAATAGTTCGTGTTGTCCGCCCGAAAGATCGTGGTATCGCCTTGGGGCTCCATTCCCAGGCTCACAGCGCCCGGGATAGGTTTCGGAGTACCATAAGAGGGAACCCCCGGCGTCTCTTCGGTCAGCATCGCGTAATGAACATTTTTCAAGCCAAATTTGACCTTGTTGGCAGTTGCCATTTCTTATACCTCCACTTCGTAAAGGATCTGGAAACACCGCTCGGTGTCCAGGTAGGTTTCGGTTTTCTCCCAAAAATAAGAGGACAAGGCCTGTTCCACCTTGCCCTCCGCTTCCGGGTCCTTACAGCGTGTGTATAGCTCGATTTGATAGTGGGCAACGGGGTAATACACCCTGTCATCGGCCCCAAAATTGTTGGAGTAGGCGGTCAAAAAGCAGATATAGGGCAAAGCTGGGGCTTTCTTTTCGGGCCAGGCGTAGTACACCACCGGGTATCCCGTGGTGTCCAGAAGAGTTTTCATATCTTCCAAAGCCATCATCCCCGCACCACCACCTGTATTTCTCGGAGAAGCTTGTCCTCCGCGTCCTGGGCGGCTGGGCCGATGTGGGCTTTCCCCGCCACCCTGCCGCCGTTCACCTTGGCGTGGCCGTGTTCCAGCAGGTGGGCCAGCTGGTAATCCGTGCGGTTGTACACCGTGATACGGATGTCCTCACGCCCGTCGTACAAGACTTTATCCGCCCAGCCTTTGCGGTAGCCGCCGGTGAGCACCGGGCTGTTCTGCTTGATCTGCTCCTTGCACTCCTTGGCGGCTTCCTTTACCGCGTCCTTCATGCCGTCGGTAACCTCCTGGTTATACGCCGCCAGCTCCTGGGCGATGGCCTCCGCCAGCCCGTCCATGGAGACTTTCCGGTTTGCCATCACGCACCCGCCTTCCCTTCCAGATAGATTTCGATCATGTCGCTGTTGGGGACCATATAAGTGCGGTACACGCCGTACCGTATGCCCCGCACAACGGCGCTTTGTTCTCCCTGGTAATTGACAAGCGGCGTAGTGGCCACCAGCTCCGGGTTCAGGCCATCCCGCCCTGCCTCCAGAAACTCCTGGCGATAGACAGAGGTCAAGGTGGCCCATACCTCCCTGAACGTCTCTTTAACGTCCATAGCGCCGGTTTCCAGCCGGACAGTTTCCTGCTTAACCAGGGTAATCAGCTCATCCATTTCCCGCCGCCCCTTTCTGGGAGAACAGCCGGTTGTTCAGCGCCCACCGCAGCATCCTTGGCATCTGGGCGTTTTCCTCCCGGCGGCGCCGGTACAGGTAGGCGGCGTACATCTCCACCAACATTGCGTCACTGTAGGAAGGCGTAAGCGTAATCCCCTCGTCGGCGATAAAGCTTCTTGCCGCCCGCACCAATTGCTCAAGATATGGGTCAAGGGCCGGGCTGGACAATTGCAAATCCGTTTTCAAAATGGTAAGCAGCTCTTGGTCGATCAAGGGTTACACCTCCTTTAGCCGCCCGCTTTGGTGACGTCCACGTTGTACACCCGAATGGCGTTGCCCTGCTTTACAGTGACCGCCAAAGTGTGGGCTTTGCCGTCCGCCAGCCAGGTCACCGTGCCGCCGTTGCGCACGTTCTGGCCGTTGTAGGTAATGGCCACCTGAGCGCCAGCCTGGGCAGGAGTGGCCTCAATCTTGGCGTTTGCGCCGGAAGCAGTCACCGCGTAAGCGTAAGTAGTGGAGGCAAAAGAGGGGGCCAGGCTCTCGCTGCCCACAGCCAAGCTCAATAACTGGGCGTCGTTGGCGGCGTCGGCGGCAAAATCCATAACAGTGGTGACCTCCTCGTTATTGATGTTAATGGCCACGAACGCGCCGGGGATAATAGGCTGCCCATCGGCCCGCTGCTTGCCCTTGAACACGGTGTTGTCCTGGATAAACTGCACTTCCCGGCTGGATTCGATGGTCATGCCGGAGCGCATAGCCAGCAGGTACAGGTCACCATAGCCGCCAATGATGTCGCCGTCGGGGATAAACTCCAACACGTCGATGTCGCCGTTGACGATGGGGAGAGAACCGAACAGGTTGGCCACAATGTCGCCGGTGGCGGTGAAGGTGATAAGTTTGGACTTGAGCAGGGCGTAGGTCTTGGAGTTCATAGCCCAGAACATCGTCCCACGGTTGTACCGGGTGTAAGTGGCCCCGGTAGCCTGCATCAGGGCGGACCAGAACGCTGCGCCGGTGACACTCTCGCCGCCAATCTTCAAAATATTGGTGGTGTGCAGATCCGCCCAGGCGGGGGCGTTGGCGGGGTAGTCAGAGGGCTGGCTCTGCTGGGCCAGACGGGTGACAATGCCCAGGGGCATCTTGGCCGCGCTGCCCTTGCCGTACAGGATAGCCTTATCCATTGCCAAGCCTACCGCCTCGGACAGCATCTCCACGATCCAGGAGGCCAGGTTGATGTCGTTATCCTCCAGCAAAGAGTTGCACACCGGCACAAAGCCAGCCACCTTGTAGCCGTCCAGGGTAATTTGGTTAAAGACAAAGGTCAGCTCGTTGATTGCGCCGCACATCTCAGTCCACACGGCTTCCGGCACGGTGCCTGCAATGGTCTGGCGGGCCTCGCCGCTGACATTGCGCACGCGCACACGGTTGAGCAGCTTGGAATACCGGTACATATTCTCGGACACCAAATCCAAGAAGAACACGGGGATTGTCAGCTCCGCGCCGGAAACAGCCCGGGACTGGCCTTTCATAGAGCGCAGCTGGGTCAGGAACTCCTGGACTTCGGGACGGGCAAGGCCAGCGTCGCGGGTATCCTGGGGCAGGGCCTCAATAACCCGCTGGGACATAGGCAGGGAACGAATGTTGATGGTGTTCACGGTTTTCATCTTCCTTTCTTCATGGTGTTTCTGATTGTTCCGCTGAGGCGCGGGATTTTCCGCTTCTAGGGCGGTAATGTCATTCTCCAGGCCCTCAATTTCCTGGGCCAAATTGGCTTTCGCGTCCTCGTGGGCCTGCTTTTCGGCGTCATACTTTTCCACCTCTTCCGCGACAGCCTGTTCCTCTTCCTCGGTCTTGGCTTCCTGGATGGCCTGTTCCAAATCCGCTTCACGGGTGGAAAACTCCTGGTCTTTTGCCCGCAGCGCCTCCAGCTCCTCGTTTTTCTTGTCCAGGCTGCGCTTGAGCATCAAAACTTTCAACATCTGTCAAACCTCACTTTCTCAGCTTGGCAAGCATGGCGGCCTGCCACTGTTCGCGTTTTTGTTGTTTCATGGCGTCGTAATCTTTCCTTCTGGCCTGCACCGAGGTATCCTCATAGGCGGGGAAGGTCACCACAGACACCTCGTAAAGCCGCACTTTGCGAATGGTGAAATGCACTGTGCCGTCCTGCCGTTCCTCAATGTCCTGGGCCAGAATTTCAAAGCCGAAAGAGCACTGGGACACGTCGCCCCGCTTCACCCGCTCATACAGGTTCACGGCGTCCTGGTCGGCGGCGTTCACCGTGACAGAGCCCCACAGCCCCCGCTCGTCCACCCGCAGGGAGAGGGTCCCGGCGGATGTGCGCCCCAGCACCAGGGTGGTATCGTGATTCACCAACGCTCGAACGTCGTCCCCCAGGGTGTCGTCAAAGGCCTCCGGGGCGATGGTCTCCACGGCGTTTTCCCACATACGGTACTCGCTGCCAAACACCGCGAAATATCCCTCTATGGTTAGGTTCCCGTTCTCCTCCCGGGTTTGGAACCCGGCGTCGCGCACCAAGGCCATGCGTTCACATATCACGCGCTGTCACCTCCGTTCAATTTGTTTTGGTCCCCGATCATCCCACGGGGAATGTAGTTCTCCAGAATCACCAGCTCGTTGAGGCCATCCAGGGGCGGCATACCGATCCAGTCCCGCACCTCGTTGCCGGTCATGATGCCCCGCACAAACTGGTCGTCCGCCACCTGGGCCATGTCCCGCAGCTCGTAGTTGTAAAGGCTGCGGACGTTGAATCGGAAAAACCAGTTGGGGCTTACTAAAAGCTTGCGGGTCAGTTCCTGCTCGATCATCCTGGCGATGGGCATGATGGTGGAGGAAATAAAGTTGTTCCAGGCCTCCCGGTGGAAATCGCCAACGCCCAAAACAAAAGGCGGCACGCCAAGAATGGCTGCCACCGTCCGTTTATCCAGTTGCACGAAATCCGCCAAAGCCAAGTCTGACAGAGTCAGAGGCCGCACCTGCTCCACGCTGAACTGGTCGGCGGGGATCATCCAGGGTTCCCCGGCCTCTGTGGTTTCCACATAGTCCTCCAACAGCTTGCGCCGTCCTTCCGGGCTGGAAAACTCATCTGTCAGGGAGTCCACCTTCACAATGATGGAAGGCTTCCACTTGCTGGACATAAACCCTTTTTCCGTGGCGGTAGCCTGCTTCAAGTTGTTGGCCACATCGGACAGCGCCACCCGGTAGCCCTCCCCCAGCCAGGGGTAAAAGCTGCCTGGGTTCAGCACAAAGTGGAGCACATCGTCCGGGTCGTATTGCCTGCCGTCTATAATGACTTTGTATCCCCAGCCATCTTGGACAAAGCTGGCAAACGCCGCCGGGACGGGCCGCAAATCCCGCAGGATCCCCCGGCGTGTTTCCGGGTACACCACCGCGTTCCCGTTCCCGTCCAGCATCATGGTCTTTACAATCCACTGGACGAAGGCGGAACGGGTCATGTATTGGTTGGGGTCGATGTCCACTTTCCGGGAAAGCTCGTTGCGCACCCGGATGTCACCATGTTCCGTGTTTTCCATCAGATGAATGGTCATGGAGCCGATCAGCCTGGCAATGGTGTCCACCGCCGTGGTGATCTCCGGGTTATGCGCCAGGGAGGTATATCCCGCGCACTCCAATGTTTCCCAGCCGGAGTTAGTGACAAAGGCTACGCTTCGTTTCTGGGTGGGCTCTCTCGCCCGCTTTTGTTTTTTGCTCATGTTTCACCAAACCATTTCTTTGCCGCCTTGGAGCGGTCCAGGGATTCCAGGTAACGGATGCAGGCGAACACGCTGGCGTCGAACAGGTCAATGCGGTGTTCCCGCTGCACCTTGTCGTATTGGATCATGTCGTCGGTCTTCTCCACGGCCATCACGTTTTCCACGCAATATTCGTAGGCTTCGGAGTGCAAATAATAAAGGCTCCCGTTCTTGGCGCTCTGCTCCAAGTAGCGGAAACCTTCGGATTTTTTGTAAAAATACTGGGGCTGGTCAATGATTTTGAACCCAGCCTCTTTCATGCCGATGAAATATTCCCGGCAGAACTTCCGGTCGTGCCCCACCTGGCGGATTTTAAACCCCCGCTTGCGCATATCCGCAAACCACCGCACCACGTCGGCGTGGTTCACCGTGGGGCTGTTGCACAGGGTGAGCCAACCATCGTCCGCCCACCCAAACAGCGGGATGTTGTCCTGATCCGCTTTCACGTGGGCTGCCACCACTGGGAAAAAGGCGTGGGTTATCACAATGTCCACACCCTGGTAGTGGCCAAAGAGACAAGCCGCCGTCAGGTCGTGGAGCTTGGACAAATCCGCGCCGCCATACCAGTCAATGGGCAGCTTAGCCAGCTGATCCAGCGTCCAGGAATATTTCCCGTCGCTCTTGCGGAACTCCTCAATATCGAAGTAGGCCCGCAGCGCACTGGAATACACGTTGAGGGACTTGGCGAAGAAATCTTTCCGCTGTTGGGGGTCGTTCTGGGCTTGGAGGCTGTCGTTTAAAATTTCCTCCGGGCGGATACTCACCCCGTAAGCGGGATTGGCCATCTCGTGCACCTTGGGGTCGGTATAGTCCACTGTGCCATCCTTCACCCCTTCCGGGGCGCAGCACATGAAAATAAAGTATTGCTCGTCCTTCACCGTGCCGTCCAAAATCTTCCGGCAGTATTTCAGCCGCTGCCCAAGAAACCCCTGCTCGTTGTCCCCAGCGGTGGAAATACCGATCAGCAGCTTGTTGGTGTAAGCCTTCTGGGCCTCTTTGAACAGGTTGTACTGTTTGGGCTGCTTGAAGGCATGGATCTCATCACAAATGGCGATGTTGCAGTTTAAAGAGTCTTGGCTGTCGGGATTCGCCGCCAGAGCCCGGATATAAAAAGAGCCGTCCGGCAGGGTGCAGGACAGGCTGTGCTCATTGTTGTTGTCGATGACGCGGATGTTGCCGCCGTCCCGGGAATCCTCCCCCATGCGGCGGATGTTATAATTGAGAAAGTTGAAACTCTCCAAGGACTGCATCAGCGCGGCGGAAGCGATATACATTTTTGAACCGCTTCGCCGGTACCACAAGGACAGCGCCCAGGACAGGGCGGCGGCAAAGCTGGTCTTGATATTCTTCCGGGGGATGAAAACCAGCGCCTCATGGAACCGCACCACATCCGTCCCCGCTAGCTTGAACCCCAGCAAATTGTAGATGATAAACTTGTGAAAGGGTTCCAACAGGAATGGCGTACCCCGCAGGGGCGTGCCGTCCAAACGCTCCCCCTGCTGGTGGCACAGGGTTTTCTCTATGATCCCTATGCAGAACTCCGGGCCTTTGGCGTCCAGTTCATAGTCTGGGCTTTCCAAGTCCCGAAAGAACCGTTCCACCGCCTGGCGCAATTCCAGGCAGGCAACTTTCTTCCCGTCCCGGATGCTTTCGGCGTACTCCATCACGGCGGGCCAATTTTTCCCCTTATCCGGTTTCAAGCTTGGATAACACCTCCACCAAGCCCTGCGGCTTTTCCTTCTTGGGCGCGTCCCCTGTCACTTTCTTGTAGCTGGATGGCGTCAACCCCATTTCCCGCCAGTACGCCAGGGCGGATTTGTTCAGGTCGTCCCACAGCACCAGCAAAGGGTTTTTCGTCATGTTGGTGGAGCCCCCCTTGTTGGTATACTCAATCACAGATTTGCCCCCAGAGGCTTTAAACTCTTTAAAAGTCTTGTCCCGCTGCTCCAAAATCCCCGCCAAAGTCTCAATGGCAGGAATATAGGCTGGTTCCCGCACACCCAGTGCAGTCAGTTGGCCGTTGATGGTTTCGATCCATTTGGTTTTGGTCAAAAGCCGCACCCCCTTGTCAAAAATTCGGCCAGAGTTGGAAAAACCGCCCCACTCCGGTCCCCGAGGCACCGGGAAGGCGCGCCGGATGAGGGGGGTCAATATTTTTTCTGGTTGTTGGATTTCTCCGGATGTTGTTTGTTATGGCAGGCATTGCACAGGCTCACCAGGTTCTCCCCTGCAAACGCCAGTTCGGGAAACTCGTCCACGTGCTTGACGTGGTGGACGGTCACCGCCTCAGTCTGCCTTCCATACCTCTTGCACAGCTGGCACAGATATCCGTCCCGCCGTAGGATTTGTTTGCGCTTCGTTTTCCAGCGCCTGGAATTGTAGTCAAAGCCCATTCTGGAATCCCTCCCCAACCTGTTCCCGCAGCTTCTCCAACAACTGTTTCTGCCTTTCCGTCTTGTGCCTTACCTGTTCCAGCTTCCCTATTTCGTTTTCCAGCATGGCCTTGGCGGTCATGCCGTACTGGCATTTGCCAATATTGCAGAAGTGGACGCCCGTCTTGCGGTAGGCGTCCCATTCACAGGTTGTAGGGTATGGGCAAAACATAGGCGTCACTTCCAGGAAAAGCAGAAAAGATTTTTGAAAAAGCCTTGACATTTATGCGCATTATGCGTATAATATACTTGTAAGGAGGGAACGCAATGACAGCCAAAGAAATTGAAAAGCTGCTGGTTGCCGATGGATGGTATCACAAAAATACCAAAGGTTCCCACAAGCAGTTCAAGCACCCGGTAAAGCCTGGGAAAGTTACCATCCCACAGCACAAAGGCGACTTGGACAAGCGGACAGCAAAATCCATCCTGGAGCAGGCGGGGCTGAAATAGCCCCCGCTTTCTTCCACATAAACTTACAAGGAGGTAGCCCTTTATGAAACTGGTTTATCCCGCTGTTTTTATCCCCTGTGAGGACCAGGTCGGGTATACAGTGACCTTCCCCGATCTTCCCGGCTGCGTAACAGAAGGAGACAGCCTGGCCGAAGCGATCCTTATGGCGGAAGACGCGGCGTCCGGGTGGGTGCTGGACGAACTGGAGGACGGGAACCCCGCCCCAGCCGCCAGCCCTATTGGTTCCGTAAAAACCGAGCCTGGGGAATTTGTAAGCCTGGTCGCCCTGGACATGGACGCCTATGCAGAAAAGTACGGGGACAAGGCCGTGCGCAAAAACCTGACCATCCCCGCGTGGATGAATACCTTGGCTGAAAAACAGCACATCAACTTTTCCAGTGCACTCCAGGCCGGGCTTAGATGGCAGCTCCACCTGGACTCCTGACAGACGCCGCCCCCCGTGGGCGGTTTTCTTTTGCCCGGAAAACAAAAAACCACCCCCAGCCGTGAGGCCAGGGGCGGAAAAGGATGGGGCCGTAAGTCCGTAGAGCCTTACAGCATGGTGCCAGGAGACGGGTGCGGCCCGCCAACAGCCTATAGTGCTGCCACATCGGTGCCCGGCATATAGGCCGCAGACCCGCAGGTTGCTGCGGCACGGTCACTGCGCGTCCTCCGCATGGTACGCTTCCGAGAGAGGTGCACAGGGTTGAGCAAAGGTTGAGGCCCGCGCTCGGCAACGCAGGCCTCGGGGAAGGGTTGAAATTCGGGAAGTTTTCTGGATTCCCTATTTTTAAGTATATTGTTACTTTCGTTACTTTGGTTACTTTCGTTACTCTTTTTCAAAAAAAGTATAATATTTTTTCTTGATGTTAGGCACGCTCATGATTCCTTTCATCCGCGCCGCCACTTGTTCCCAAGAAAGCCCCTGTTTCACACGGTAGCGCATGATGGCCCGGACGGTATCATCCTCCACGCCCTCGATGAATAGCTCGATCTCCGCCTTCTCCTTGTACAGGCGCTCCAAGGTGCGGGCCTTGTCGGGGTCGATCCCACGCACCGGGATGTCCTTCCGGAACCCCCAGGGGAACTCTCCGGAAGACCCCTGCACCGCGTCCGTGACCTTGTCCGCCTTAATGGCCGCGATGTCCGCCAGGATCCCCTGGTAGCGCTCCAAAAATTCACGGGTCATGGGCATCAGCCTCCTCAATCCTTCTCTGGTAAAACTTCGCCTTTGCTTTCAATTCACCGATCACGTCGGTAAGACCTTCGATCCTGTCGTTTTCGTTGATCCCGCCGCTTTTCAAAACTTTAATCCTTGCCTGGATCACCGTTATATCCTGTTGAATCTGCAATAGCTGTTTTTCGTCGTTCGTCATCCTCACACCTCCGGAATAACCCAGTATTGGCAGCACTCGCCCCGCATGGCTTCCGGCAGGTGGTAATATTCGCACTTGTTCAGCAGCCTGGGGCCGAACACACAGAATTGGCATTGGTCAATCATGGGCGGTCTCCTTCATAGCTTCGACATCCAGGACGATGGCAATTTTCTTCCCGCCGCAGGTAGTCATACAAACGCATTTTTCCGGGAGAACGCGATAATCATCCACCGCCGCGTCCCTCTCCCTCTTGAGCCTGCCGTTCTCGGCTTGGAGCTGTTCCAGGGCAGATATGGCTTCCGTCACCACATTTTTCTGGCAGGCATTGCAGGATGGTTGTATCCCGTCAATGGGGCAACTTTGTATGGCAGGGCATTTAAGCCTAGCAATCAGCTTTTCAATCTCCATCAGGGTTCCTCCTCTCGAAGCACTCCTATACTCAACTGCCAGATTCCCCACAAAAAACCGATGCGAAATCTGTAGTTTTCGGTCCAGCGAATAATCCCGAATGTGGGGATAATTACAAACTGTTTCCGGTAAGTATTAGTCAGTATGCGTTTTGTCATGTTTCCTCCTCTGCTGGCTGCTCCATCCACTTCAACGCTGCCTGTCTGCACCCGTCATAAAGCGGAATGTTGGGGTAAGCACAGATGTAATTGCACACTCCGTCTCTTTCGTGCTCACAGCACTTACAAAAGTCGGCTCTGAGGAAAATGTCCGCCAACTCCTCATCGCTCATGGGCCGGATGCGGTCGGCGTTGGTCACAGTGCACGGCTGGTATGCTCCGCATGGCCATACAAGTCCCGCGCCATTAAGGCAATCTTGATACTTTTTACAATTTTCGCATTTCATGTTTCCTCCTCTCCCTCCGGCAATCTCCAATGGGTAGGTGTATAGTAGACATACATAGATCCATCAGGACAAAACCAGAGGTTTTTACGGCGCATCAACTGCTGCTCATTTCGGACGTACTCCCCATCATCAATCCTGGTCTCAACGATTTTATTTTCTGGAGGCAATTTCTCCTTCACGCGAATCCAATCAGACATTTTGGCTCCCCTCCCCCTCCGGCTGATATGCGTTGCATGTCTTACAGTTTGGCAGCTGTATCTCTCTGCCACCATAAGTGGCCAGCCAAGCCTGTGTGATGGACTGGATACAGGTTTCTAGGTTTTTGCACTGATTCATGTTTCCTCCTCTCCCTCCGGCGGGCGGCGGTAGGCGTTCCAGGTTTTTCCGTAATTGACGGCCTTATAACCCTGAGCAATCCCACCTGTTGTCATAAACACGAATACGTCTGAGTTTTGTTTTGACTTTGACACACCGGCAAACAATACCCATCTACTTGGTATATTTCCACGCTCTCTTGCAGACGTCACCCACACCGGCTCCCTATCCATCTCCCGCAGTTCCACCAGCGTCAGCGGCTCGTTCGGCTGGGTGAGGGTGGGCGCTTCCTCTATACATCCAATCAGCTCTCCATAGCTGGACAATCCTTTTCCAACCATTACCGTTCCAACACTGTCCAGCCATTCGTCGATGATGTCAATAGCCTGGTATGCATCAATCATCCTTGCCATCTTTCATCGCCTCCAGCCTCTCCATCACCATGTCCACGGCCTCGTCCGTCATGGGAGCACCGCAATTTGCGCAAAACTTATCTGCGCCCCACCATCCCGATATGGGGAAACCGCACTTGGAACATTTTTTGATATATTCTTTGTGCTCGTCCTGTTGGATAATCCACTCACCCCTCCACACCTTCTCCACCTGTTCCCTGGTGATGGGACGGAGGGCGGAGAGGGCAATCTCAGCCATCTCTTTCCGCCTACGGTATAGTAGGTCACTCTCTCCCAAATTAGTACCAAATCCGCTATCAAGCACTGCTTGCGCTGCTGTGAGCTGCTTTTCAAACCGCTCAATCGCTTCTTCCTTCGTCATGCTCATAGCTTCCGCTCCTCCCTTTTCTCCAAAATCATCCGGTTCCACATCTCGATCGCCTGAGATTCCCCGCCTTCCGCCGGTAGGCTCTGCAACCCGCAGATCTTGCAGGTGACCCAGGTTTTCCCCTTGTGGTAGTGCCACTGGTGGACATTGTGCCCGCACAGGCACCGCTCAAACCGGGGACGCTTTTCTTTGATGAGCTTGTACCCCTGGCGTTTGGCCTCGGCTTTGAGTTCTTCCAGGGTCATTCCGCCTGGCTCCCGCAGCGCCGCCAGCTTGTCGCAAAAGTCGCAGTCTAGCGGCGTTTCACAAGTCTTGCAAAAGCTAAAATTGTGGCCCATCACATCCCCTTCCCCTCACTCAGCCCCAGCAGCTCTTCCACGGACATCTCCAAGCCTCTGCACAAGTCTTCCAGCCTGGCGATGGGGGGCATTTTTGATGTTCCCCTTTTCATAGCGCTGCAATGTGGATTTTGTCAACCCAGTCTTTTCCGCCAACGACTGATAGCTTAACCCCAGCCGCTTCCTCCCGTCAGTCGTCCTTGCGGTAATCTTGTTCCAGAAGTCCATCACATCTCTCCCTCAAAGTAAATGTTCCCGCAGTTGTCATACTGCATCTTTCGTGAGGCGGCTTTTCGCAGGATACGGTACGCCTGCTTGAGCTGCTCCAAAGTAAAATATCCAAAGTGGCACTCCTCAACGGGAATCCTCATTTGCTTTGCAAGCCAGGAGTATAAATCCCGGCGCTTTTTGTGGGCCTTTTTCTTACCCTGCCACATAGGGTCAAACAGTGAATGACAAATCATTTTTCCCTTTCGCATCCGCTCATCTGCCAAAAGTCCTAGGGCTTCCTGCGGGCGCGGCTTGTGGGTGCCTACATAAGCCCCACACTGTGTGCAAAGATAGCACTTCCCGCTGCCGTACTCCCGGCCATAAATCTCGGCGTTTGAGGTGTATACTACAGAACCGCCACACAGGTTGCAAACGGTGGGATGTAAGTCCATCACATCTCCCTCTTCTCGCTCAGTCCCAGCACCCAGTCGGCGCTGGTTTTGGTGTAGGCGCACAGGCGGCGCAGGGCCTCTGTGGAGATTGTCTTTTCGCTGTTGACCCACCCGGAGATTGTGCCGGGGTACCGGATATCCAGTTTTTCGGCCAGCGCCACATAGCTCAGGCCGGTATCCCACACCAGCTCCCTCACGCGGTCCATGATTTTCGGGTCTGCTTTTAGCTTTGCCATGGTTTTCCTCCTGATTTTTTATCCTTCCTGCTCCCGTTCAAAGGCGAGCTCCACCCGGTCGATCAGCAGCTTGTCCACATGCCACCACAGGATCTCGTCGGCTGTGAACGCGTTCACCCTTTGAAGGAGCCTTTGCAATCTCTCTTTCCCAAATCCAAACTCGGTGTTGAGCGCCACGCAGGCCAGCTTCAAAAGCCGCCTGGTCACCTCTTTCTCGTAGGTGTCGATGTAGTCCTCGACGGCCGCTTTCGTGCGGTTGCTCAGCGCCCTTTTCCCTGGGACCCTGGCTTTCATCTTCCTGCCTCCCATTCCCTGTAAAGCTCCATGAAGTCCTGCAGCTCCATGGTCACCAGCCAGCGGCTTCGGTTCTTCCGGTGGAACACTGCGGGCTTTTCTCCCTCCCGGGCGTCGTGCCCTGCCTGGGCCATGGCGTCCTCCAGATTCAGTCTCTCCACCCGCTTGCACTCGATGTGGAGGCCCGGAAGCCCCACCACATCGGCGTCCCCGTTGGAGCCGCAATACTGCTGGCCCCTCCGGCTGCGGTACCCGAAGCTCCCCAGCGCCCGGGCAAGCTCAAGCTCTCCCCGCTTTCCCTTTTCCCTGCTGTTCATCCAGCCCTCTCCTTTCGTTCAGCCAATCGATCACCTGCGCCTCAAAGTCCAGCCGTTCCCCGTCGGACAGCGGGCACCAGTGGGGGATGTGGTGCTTGTCTTTATATCGCCAGTACAGCTTCTGCACCAGCGGGTCTTTCAAATCCAGTTGATACCCGTACTTGTTGGGCACGTCCAGGAAAATCATCCGTACCGCCTCTCCATCTCCTGGAACCGGTGGTACTGGGGCTGCCAGGCGAACTCGAACACCCCTGGCCTGCCGTGGCGGTTCTTTTCCAGGTACAGCTTGCATTCCGCCGCCATGTCCCCTGTCAGGTCCATGTCCTTCAGGTCCTGGGGCAGCAGGAACCCCACATAGTCGGCGTCCTGCTCGATGTCCCCGGACTCCCGCAGGTCGGTCAGGCTGGGCTTTTTGCTTTGCCTGCCTTCAATCTGCCGGTTCATCTGCACCAGCTCCATCACGCAGAGGTTCTTGTCCAGCGCCAGCTGCTTGAGGGAGTTGGACACCATCCCCAGGGCCTTGTACTGGTTCTCGATGCGGGGCCGGTCCATCAGCCCCAGGTGGTCGATCACCACCACGTCGGGGTGCACCAGCTCAATGTAGTGCCGGATGCGCTTCACGCTCACCCGGGGCTCCTGCACAAAGTGGAGCTTCCCCGATTTGCCAAAGGTTTCCAGCAGCTTTCGCGCCCTGTCCTGCTCTTGAGGGGAAAGATTTCTATCCCGGATTTTGGTGGAGTCCACTCCCATCAGGGAGGAGGCCACCCGCTGCATCAGCTGGACGTTGGTCATCTCCATGCTGAAATACAGCACCGTGGCACCACGCCGGCCCATGCGCATGGCCAGGTTGATGGCAAAGTCTGTCTTGCCCCCACCAGGACGCCCGGCAATGACTGCCACCGTGCCCCGCATAAAGCCACCCATAGCGCTGTCCAAAGTGGAGTAGCCCGTGGTGAAGGTGTCCGCCTGGGAAGAAGCTTGCAGCCATGCCAGAAACTCCTGACAGGCCTCGGAGAAGGAAGCCAAGCCCTTTTCCTGCCGGGTGCCCAGAATGCGCTCCTGCTCGTCCACCAGCTCCCGAAGCTGGCCTACCTTGTCCTCCAGGGAGCCGTTAGAAAGCTCCAAGTCCTGGAATTTGCGCTCGATGTTGCCCCATTGCCACTCGTCCTGCACAATCTGCACGTACTCCGAGAAATGCCCCAGCTTGGGGACAAACTCCGCCGTGCGGATGATAAGCCCCGATAGCTCCGGTAGCTCTTGCGTAAGAAGCACCGCGTCAATGGGCTTCCCTGCCCAGTACAAATCCAGGGCCTTGCCGAAAATCTTTCCCAGGTCAGCGTCCTGGAACATCTCCACGCCCAGGGCGTCCGCCGCCAGGTTGGCACACTCACGGTCTAGCATCATGCCCCCAAGTACGGACATTTCCGCTTCCCAGCTCATGGCACCAAGTCCTCCCAGTTGTCTGAATCGGGGTTAGGCACCACCCAGTTCATTACTACGGGCGGGCGGTCAGGGGGCGGGTCTGGCCCTGGTTCTTCGTCCTCCCAGCCCTCCGCGTTGAGCCAAGTGGCTGGATAGGGAATGTACTGCCCCCCATCTTTCTGCCAGTCCTCGGACTGCTTGGCGTGCTCAATAGCCAAGAGCATCTGGTCAACCATCGTGGAACCAGGCTTGAGTTTGTCCCATGCCCGTCTAGCTTGGCCTTTACTCTTTTTCTTGGGGTATGCAGTCCAAAAACGCTCAAACAAGTCCCCTTGAGGGGGTTTGGGGGTGTATATCACTTCACTCTCATTATCACCCTCACTATCACTATCACTATCATTAGGTATACGAAGATTATTTTCGTATACGGTCGTATTCTCGTTGTTGGGCGGTTCACCATCTTGTACACTCGTACCATCGGTATCGGATTTTTCCTTTTCCCATCTTTTAGCTATGTTTTTCCGGTTCTGTCGGCACTTCTTGGCATACTGGCTGGAATTATAGTCCAGGTCATCCTTGATAAAGGAGAAGGCCATTTCTATTAGTGGAGAGGAAAATGCTGGCTCTACCCCGTTTGTGTAGTCTAAAATTGCTGTAATCAGTTCCCCGCGTTCTTCCATTGAAAGCCGAGCAAACTGGTTGCGGTAGTTAGCCCGCATGATAAATGTACCCTTTTCCATCCTCACACCTCCCACATTATCTGTGAATCCGGGTGTTCCTTCAGCCACTTCCTGGCAGCCCGCAGGCCTCGAAGGATTTTCTTGGCCCTCTTTAGGGTGGCCCGGTACCACCGCTCCACGTCTTCCCTCTCATTGGAGGTGGGCAAGTAGTAACCCTTCCCATCCTGTAGATTGATGATTACCACACTGCACCGGGCATCCTCTATCATCTTGCTGGCGACGCGGTCATCGCCTACGATGTTTCCCAGGGCCTCCCTTGAAATTGCGTTTTCCCGTCCCTCCGGGATGTAGTTCTCAATGCGCATGGCTTAAAAGGGGAGGTCATCCGCGCCCAGGATTTCTTCCATCTCATCCTGAGAGATTGGTGACGTATCTGGCAAGGCACTTCTGGCAGCCGGCGCCCGGTGTTGCGTTCCCGAGAAAGTGTTTCTGGATTCGCAGAAGTAGGCGCTTTGCACCACCACCTGGGTGGTTTTGCGCTTTACGCCGTCCTTTTCATAAGAGCGGGTTTGCAGCGTGCCGTTCACGGCAATGAGCTGGCCCTTCTGGAAGTATTTGCAGATAAATTCTGCCGTGCCTTTCCAGGCCACGCAGTCTATCCAGTCGGTGGGGTACTCGTCCCCGCTCTTTATGTTCCGCTGCACCGCCAGGGTGAAGCTGCAAACCGGCGTGCCGGTCTGGGTGGTTCTCAGCTCCGGGTCGGCGGAAAGCCGCCCTTGGATGGCTACTATGTTCAGCATTGGTTCTCCTCCTACAGGTAATTTTTCCCGAACTCCCGTATAAAATCGTAGGTGCTCCAGCCCTGCTCCAGCATGGCCTTCCGCTGGCCCCATTGGTGGAGGTATAGGGCAGTGTCTGCGTTATTGTGGACAGCATTCTTCCCGAAGATATGGCAGTCATGGTGGCAAAGGTAAACTACCAGGCCGTATTTCTCGGATTTTTTGCGGTATGGGCCGCCAAAGATGTGCTAATGGTGGCGGTCTAAAGGGTCTGCTGTCCCATTTCTTCCACAAAGGAAGCACTTCTTTTCCGTCACTTGGCATCACCCCATTCCTCTACCAGCAGGGCCAGCTTGTCCGGGGTGAGGGTTTCAATGCCCACCGCCTGGCAGTCCTGCACGATGTTGTCTATCAACCGGGACATCTGCCTGGTGTCGTAGGTGCTGGAACCATAGTACAGGGTGACATTGGTGCATCCCGGTATCTTGCTGGGAAAACTTTCAGCAATCCACCCCAGCCCGTTGTGCTTCCATCCCTCCACCAGCTTTTCCGCTGCCTGGGATTGGAAACAGCCCGTCACCGTGTTCCCGCCTATATTCCGGATAGCCCCCCGGTAAATTTCCTCTTTCGGGATCCGGGTAGCCTCGGCCAGCTTGTCCGCCAGCACCCAGAAATAGGCGTTGGCATCTAAACTGCGCTTCTTGTGCCGCTCCTTCACCTCGCACGTGTAGGTGCGCTGCTTCATGGAAAGCACAAACTGCCTCGCCGCTGGAAGGTTCTTCACTTTGAGGCACAGCTCCCCGTCTGGGGTGACACGGGCGCTGTCAAAGTCAAACTGCGTCATGTTTCCCTTCTCTGTGACAAGACAGGCACTTGCCGCCCCAGGCCTCCACAAGCTCTTTGCCTGTGTGGAAAACGCCGCTTCCATCCTTCATGCCTTTCTGTACCTTCCCGCACTTTTCGCACACGGCAGTAACGTCCTCGGGCCTGGTAGGTTTGGGAGGAATGCCGTACTTTGTTCTGTCATTCTCCCAGTACACGTCCGCCCCTATGCCCAGGGCCTTTGCCGCCACGGAAATTGCGTCGGTCAGCGCCTGCTTGTAGCACTCGTCAGAGGTGTAAAGCCCGCCCTTTTCCTTGGCCACATAGGCGCTGCCGCCTGTGCCGGGGATGGGCTCGCTCCACTCCCCCTCCCATCTGTATTGCAGCGTAATGTTACAGAATGCGGATACCACGCCGTCTGCACCTGGCTCCAGCCACTGGGAGAGGATGGCGTACTTCCATCCGATCCCGCAGGGGCCGAAGCGCTCCGTCAGCACCTTGATGCGCCACATGGGGTTGATATCCGTCATGCCTTTCAGCCGCCCGGCGGCGATGGGCTTTTTCGCTTCCTGGGGCACCTCCCGGAAGGAATCGTACAATTCAAGGTTGTTCATCCCGCACCTCACTTGATGTAGAGCTTCTGCCCCTGTTCCAGGGTCACGCCGGGAAGCTCTTTCCCCTCTTTCAGGGCGTTCTTCACCGCGGCCTTGTCGATCTCCGGGGCCTTCTGGCGGATGTATTCCTCATGGTCTAATGTGGCCCAGGCCAAAAAGGCGTTTTCGTCGGCGAATTTCACCGCCGCCGGGGTCTTTTTGATGGCCAGCCTGTTCCGGGGCGTCTCGATCTTGGTTTTCCCCAGGGCCTCCATATTGGTTTGAAGGTACTGTACCAGCCACTCCGCGCGGCTCCTGGCCGCCTTGGCCCGCTGGACCAGGTTGTCCGCCTCGTTCTTCAACGCCTCGGAGAGGTAGGTGTACTCCTTGACCACAGTAGCGATATTGTCATATTTTTCCTCGATCTCCCCGGACAGGCCCTCCAAGGTGTCGGCCACCGCTTGCAGGTCTGGTTCCTCCTGGCCCAGCATATCCATCAGCGCTTGATACTCTGTGGTCAAATCCCGCAAAGTCATGTTCATTCTTGTTCCTCCTTCACGGTGACCCCCGGCTCTTTCCCGGTGATCTCCAACCGGATGCTGCCGCACAGTTTCCGGTCTCCAATGCCGAACTTCTCCAAAATGGATGACAGCGGCTGCCCGTCGATAAACATCACCCCGTCTAAGAGATCAATTGCGCCTGTCCCTTCCACCGTATATTTCACTTGACTTTTCCTCCGTTCCTGTTACAATAAAATTGGTTTTATTCTTCTGCCGCCTTTCCTGTCCCCACAGGGAGGCGGTTTTTCTTATGCCGCCCAGTAATCCTCCCGCTCTTTCAAGCGGGGCTCTTTGGCCTTGCACTTCCTTTTGAGCTCCTTGGCCTTCCGGTCCACGTCCCAGTCTACATAGGTGCCGTACAGCACCATAAACAGAAGCAGCGCGCCAAAAATCATCATTTCTACCATAGGGTCTCACTTCCTTTTTCTTTTTTTGTGGAGGCTTGTCCTTCCTGTTGCCCGTTTCATCAAACGGGCGGATTTTTCACAACAACTGTACCTTCACAGGGGCGCCGTAAGCATTCGACTCAATCATTGCCAACGCGGTTTCTATGGCCAGCCGGGTCCGGCGGTTTTCCTCTTCTGAAATCTCCGTGGGAACAAAGAGCCGCACAACCGAGGTGCCCATATCCCTTCCCCGTTTGTCCTTGTGCTGCGTTTGAATAACTTCCTCCAGCCTGTATTGCTTTTCTGCCATGAAAGATCACCTCCTGCATATGTATGTATCACGTTGTTTGTCCTACTCCCCCCCGTGGTATAATGGCGGGGGAAGAGAGGTGAAAAAATGTCTAAAATGGAAATCAAGGGCATGAAAGAATTACAAAACAGGCTTCTAATCATTTCCCCGCCAGCGAACTTGCCAAACTGGACGCTTCTCGCAAAAGCTCCACCAGGCGGTTCGCTTTTTCTATGGCTTCGTCAATCTCCAGGTTTACCTGGATTTCAATGGGTTTGTTTTCCATTGCCCTCATCTCCTTCATCCCGCAAAAAACCTATCCAACTTCATTCCGTAACTACCCAGTCATTAGCAATCAAATCTTCCGCTTGGGGGTTCCATCTTGGAGCCTCTTTTTTTGCGCCTGATACAATACAGCATTCGTCCGTGTCGGTGGGTCGGATTTTCATTCCATTCTCCCCTCCCCACCAAGCATCGCTTCGGGTAATTCGTTTTCCCTCCGCAACCGCTTGCTTTGTGGCTTCTTGGATGTTCATTGGCTTCACCTCATTTCAACCCTAAGATAATCACCGCTACTGCAAGAATAAAAACCGCCGCGAAAACCACTTTCCATTTCCGTGTTTGCCTGTCCAGTTCCTGCTGGATCGCAAACACTTTTTTCATAGTTGGCAGCTCCACGCCGTCTATGGCGATCGTTTCGGGCTGTTCGGTGTTCATTACCTTTTCCCCATCCAGCGGCGGCTTTGTCTCAATGCTGTGGATACAGTGCTTATCCATTGGCCCCACCCCCTCTCAGCTTGCTTTGTCTTTCGTTCCTTTTTCTCTCCTCTGTGGTATAATCGGCTGGAAGGGAGGTGAATCATGTGAAACGCTCAGAATATGTAGCTCTGGTCAACGAAGTAATGAATTCCGAAACCGCTCGTATCCGTAAAACGCTGACAAATCTCCAAGAATCCGATAACAAAGATATGCTTGCAGAGCTTTTGGCTTCTGCGATACTGGAGATTCCAGTGTGCGCCGCTAGAACTGCTGGCGCCATCATTGAAAAGGCTGGCCTGATTGATTTTGAGCCAGAAGGTGCTGAATAACAGCATCACTCAGTCCGCTTTCTTGCCGTTCTTGTAGTCGTGATACAAGGGCGGCAATTTCTTTTGGCTCGCCTTTGATAAGGATTTCCATCTCCCTCACCCCCTCTCAGCTCGCTTTGTCTTTCATCTCTTTCTCAAGTCCTTTGAGCAAAAGCTGACGCACAATTTCCGAGTAAGATTCTCTGACAAACTTATTCGTTTTTTTTAGCCGGAGAATACGCTTGTCAATATCCTCCGGCAGTGAAATTGTTACGCGCCGCATATCAGTCATCTGTTGCATCCCTCCTTTTGGTTTTGAACTTTTCGTCTTGTCTATATTGTAGTTCAGAACCTTACGGAAGTCAATAAGAAGTTCAGAACTTTGTTGACAAAGGTTTATCTCTAATTTTGTGCATTTTTTGATGAACTTCATCTTGAAAAGGTGATGAACTTCTGCTATAATAGAAAGCGTTAAAAGGAGGTGAGGCGCATGCCTACCAATAAACCGAGAGTTACAATCACCATGACAGAAGAAGAACTCGGGGCTATTGAGGATTACCAGTGTTTCAACAACAAGAAAAACCAGACGCAAGCGATTCTGGACTTAATTCGCAAAGGACTGGATGAAACAGAAGCTGCGTCCACTGAGATTTCCACGGGCGAACTTGCCCATCTAAAAAAATACCGCGGCCTTGACGGCCACGGGCAAAGAATAGTAGATTTGGTTTTGGATGAAGAACACCAGCGCTGCACTCAGCCGGTAAAACCAGCATTTGAGTTAGTGCAGGAACCGAAAGAAGTGGTAGACCTTTACGAATTTATAGCCCCCGTCTCAGCGGGCTTTGGCACAGACCTGACAGGGCTGGATGGGGCCGTTAAAACAAGGGTCGTTTCCAATGTCTACACGAAGCAGGCGGACTTCATTCTGCGGGTAAGTGGCGAGAGCATGGCCCCCAGGTTCCACAACAACGATAAGATCCTCGTGCACGAGACGGACGATGTGGACACCGGCGAAATCGGCGTCTGGATGATCGACGGGAAATCCTACGTCAAAAAGAAAGGCGAAGGCAGGCTGATATCCCTTAATCGCAAATATCCTGACGTGTACCCTGATGAAACTTATGAGCAAAAATGCCAGGGCCGTGTCGTTGGTGTGTTAGACCCTAGCTGGATTGTGGAAGATGATGTAGAAGAGTAATCTCCAGCCTTAAGCAGAGGAAATATTGAGAAGAGAGGGATACTAATGGAAACAAAATATTCAAAAAGCAACGCTTCGCCCTCGAAAACCTATTTTAAGAAAATTCTAGGCGTTATCCTAATGGGGATAGCTGTATTTTTTGCTTTTATTGCTGCTGTGGCAGACAATAAAGATGCGACACCCGCGTTTTTAGTGATTGATTTAATTCTGTTCATTCCCGGAGCGCATATGTACTACCGGGTCTTTAACCCAAAGGCGCACAAAAACATTACAATCCCTCCGGTAGATCCAAGCAAACCTTTAACTCCTGTTCCTTCCGCAGGAATTGTATTAAAGCCTGGTGAAGTGTGCTATTTGGTTTCCAATGTTCAGTCAGCAAAAGTGAAAGAAGTCACCACTGGATATTCTGGAAAAAGATCAGGAATGAGCCTCAAGGTTACAAAGGGATTAACTCTGCACTCAGGAGGAAGCAGGGGAACGCCCATTCGTGAAAGAATTGTAGAAAAGTGGCCTGGTACGCTTTATGTAACCAATAATAGGATTATTTTAAACGCTTCTCACTATGGATTTAACAAGCCGATTGCTTCTCTTGACAGCTATCATCTATACACTGATGGAATCAATTTTCAGTTTGGAAGTACGCCTTATCTGGTAATGACTAAAAATCCAGAGTATGTAATCAGCGTTATTAAGGCTGCCATTAACCAACACTAAAGCCAACGAAAGTGAGATGTAATTGAAAGTGAAAAACAAGGTCAAACCTGGATGCGGGCTTCCGTTGATTTTAGGAGTTGTGACGTTTGTGCTCCTGGGTATTGGTATGCGTGGGTCTGACCCAACTCAGGTTTCCGTTTCTCCAAGCCCCACGCCCGTTTTTGTAACTTCATCCTCCGAAATTGAGGAAAGTTCTCCGATGAAACCCGTTTCTACCTCTTCTCCAACGCCAGAACCAGAAAACACTATTGAACCTACCGCAACGCCTGCTCCTACCCCGGCTGAAACTCCAGCGGCTGAACCTACTACGCCTCCGGAATCCTCTGAACCCACTCAAACTATCGTTTACTGGACCCCTAACGGGAAATCCTATCACTCCACTGAATACTGCCGCACATTAAGCCGTTCCAAAACCATATTGAGCGGGACGATTGATGAAGCCATTGCAACGGGCCACGGCGATCCATGCAACGTGTGTCATTGAGGCCATAGCCCAGTTGCCACCCACTTTCCAAGTTTCGCACACAGTTGGCAAAGTAGATTTCACTTACTTAGAGATCCTCTTAATTTATTAGAGTTTCTCGTAGTTTATTTGCTTCGGATTCGAGGCATTTAAACGAGTCGAAATTGACCCCTTTCGATTCTTGAGGAACATATTGGTGACGTCACCGAAATGATAATAAAAAAGCCGCCCTCCCCTGCATGGGCAGGAAAGAACGGAAAAACAGTTGTAAAGTTGTGAAAACACGCAGAAAGTTGCTGGAAGTGGTAAAAAAGAGCGATTTTCAGCAAATAATTTCTTGCAAACGGGTTGACTATTCGAATACGTTTGGCATATAATAGGGGTGTGGAGATAACTCCACCAAGTGAATACTTGCTTAACAGGCCCCTGGTAGTAAGCCCCCCAAAGATACGGGGAAGGCTGAATCCTGGGGCCTTATGTTTGTATCGCAAAGGACGTGTTATAAATGACAAGAACCGCAATTCTGGTTGATGGCGGCTTTTATCGTAAACGAGCTGCACATCTCTGGGGAAAAATTACCGCCGAAGAACGAGCCAAAGAATTAAACGCTTACTGCCTGGCACATTTGCACGACAAAGACGGCCATGAGCCACGGCAGCTGTACCGCATTTTCTACTATGACTGCAAGCCCTTGGGCCGCCGCAGCGTGTACCACCCCCTCACTAAAAAGAATGTTGACCTGGATAAGTCGGATACATATACTTGGACGTTGACTTTCTTGGAGGAATTGAAAAAACGCAGGAAGTTTGCGTTGCGCTTGGGCGAACTTTCAAACCAGGCGTGTTACAACCTGCGGCCCGAAGTGACACGCAAACTGCTATCCGGTTCGCGTGACCTTTCTTCTCTGACAGAAGATGATTTTATGTTCGTCGCCCAACAGAAAGGCGTTGATATGCGAATTGGTATCGATATTTCTTCCCTGTCCTACAAAAAGCAAGTTGACCAGATTATCCTTATCGCCGGTGACAGTGACTTTGTTCCTGCTGCCAAGTTAGCTCGCCGAGAAGGCATTGACTTTATCCTTGACCCCATGTGGGCCGACATTAAGCCCGATTTGTTTGAACACATCGACGGCCTGAAAAGTCAATGGAAAAAGAAAGAAGATAAATAAAAAAAGCCGCCCCAGTGCTGCAACACCAGGACGGCTGATTGGAGGCCCGAAAGAATTTGAGCAAACCCCGGGCAGGAACAGTATACCACCTCCCGGGCGTATTGTCTAGGAGGTGGTTTTTTGAACAGATACGCAGAATACATCCGAAAAAGCCGCGCGGATGACCCCCACGAAAGCTTGGAGGAAACACTGCAAAAGCACAAGGAAATTTTGGCAAAGCTGGTACTAGAGAAAGGCTATGTTGTGCGCCCAGAGGACATGTACGAGGAAGTTGTGTCTGGTGAAAGCCTTTACTCAAGGCCCCAGATGCTCAAGCTTCTGGAGGCCGTAGAGGCTGGCAAATACGCCGGGGTGCTGTGCGTGGATATCCAGAGGTTGGGCCGTGGCTCTATGACGGACCAGGGGGTTATTTTGGACGCGTTTAAGAGCAGCGGCACTAAAATTATTACGCCGACGCGGGAATACGACTTGGCTAACGAAACAGACGAAACATACACCGAGTTTGAAACCTTTATGAGCCGCCAGGAATATAAGCTCATCCGCCGAAGATTGCAGCGGGGGTTGCGCTCCACCATTGAGGCTGGGGGCTACATAGCCAACGCCCCCTTTGGCTATGAAAAATGCAAAGTAGGGAAAACGCCCTCGCTCCGAATTTATGAGCCGGAAGCAAAGTTTGTGCGATTAGCCTATGACCTGTACTGCCAGGGAGTGGGGTGCCAGCACATCGCAGACAGGCTCAACGCTGAGGGGGCCAAACCCCACCGGGGTGACCAGTTCAATCGGAACTCCGTGCGGTTTATGCTCACCAACCCTGTGTACATCGGCAAAATCGTGTGGGACCGAAAAAAGCATATCCGCAAGGGTGCCAAGGGAAACGCCAAGCACATCACCTTATACACGCCTAAGGACCAGTGGACGGTCACCCAGGGGCTGCATCCTCCCCTCATCACCCAAGATAAGTGGGACCAGGTGCAAGAAATCTTTGCCAAGCGCTACCGTACCCCCAGCTACACAGGAGTGATTGAGAACCCCTTGGCCGGGTTGATGATCTGTGGCAACTGCGGCAAGCATATGCAGCGGGCGGCCCACATGAGGGGCGGTCCCTTCCTGCTGTGCACCAACAGGGGGTGCATCCCTATGTCGAAGCTTCCGCTGGTGGAAGAGCAGGCGCTGCTGGGAATTTCCAAGAAGCTGGAGGAACTGCGGTACAAGGCCGACGGGACGCAAGACGCCGAGGCGGACACCTCCAAGCAAGAGAAAGCTGCCATTCAAGCGCAGATCGAAACCGCCCGGCGGCAGGACGCGAAGCTTCACGATCTGTTGGAGCAAGGAGTCTACGACATTGACACGTTTTTACAGCGCCACGGGGTCTTAGTGGATAGAATCAAGCATTATGAGGAGGTGCTCAGCAGCATCCGTCCCACCAAGCAGCTGGACACCGACGCGATGGCCGACCGGGTGGAATATGTACTCAGTGCTTACCACGGTGCCACCCCCGAGGAGCGGAACCACCTCTTAAAATCCGTTGTGGAAAAGATTGTTTACCACAAGGAAAAAGGCGCAAAACCCGCAGATTTTACCCTGGATGTTTATTTGTTGCCTATATACCTCTAA